CGTGGAAAGCGGTTGACAGGACACTGAACAACCGCTTTATTGCTACTGCAGATGAATATGGGATTTCAAGGTTTGAAAAGCTGCTTGACATTTATCCTGAAAGCAGTGACACACTTGAAAGCAGACGTTCCAGAGTACGAAGTAAGTGGTTTAATCAGATTCCATATACAATGAAGGTTCTTTTACAAAAGCTTACGGTGTTGTGTGGTGATACAGATTTCACACTGACAAACAACTTTGAAACCGGATATACACTGACACTTGAAACAGACCTTGAACTGTATGGACAGGTTGAGGAACTCGAGGACATTATAAACACTATGCTCCCTTGTAATATAGCTGTGGATTCAAGAAACAACATTCCGTGTACTGCCAGAGGATATGCGCTTTTCCAAGGAGGTGTATGTTTTTGCAACAAGTTCGTTATCACAAACGATTTCAGGGAAATATATGGAATTGAGGGAGCTGCCGCTTTGGGCGGCGGAACCATTCACACTGATATGCTAAATATAACAAATGACAGCCAGGAGAGTATGACTGCCTACGGAACTGCCAATATTAGCGGCGGTATTACAGATACAGGAGTGGTAACTGTTTCAGAAGATTTTAATGAAACCTACGAGGCGAACGGAGCGGCAAAAGCAGCATCAGGTGTTGTGCGCGTGGATTTCATTGAGATAAAAACAACATAGAAAGGATGTAAGAAATGGCACAGTATTCAAAATTAATTATCACAAATGCTGGACAGGCACTTATGGCCAAGATGATTGCCGGGACGGGAAATATTGACTTTACAAAAGTCTGCTCATCCTCGGCAAAGTACACCGAGAACCAGCTCCAGAGCTTGACGTCGCTTAGTGACATAAAACAGACAACGCTTGTCTCTAAGGTGTCACGCACAAACGATGTAGCAATCAGGGTTGAAGCCGGATTTTCAAATGCAGAACTTAAAAGCGGATATTATATGAACACGCTGGGATTATATGCCACAGACCCGGACAAAGGAGAGATTTTATATGCCGCCTGCATTGAAACATCAGGAAACTGCTATATGCCTGCTTATAACGGCATTACGGTGTCAGCTGCATTTATACAGCTTTATACCACTGTAGGAAATGCGGACAGTGTATCACTGGAGGTGTCACCGGGAGCCTATGCGACAATCGGAGATATCCAGGAATTAGAAAGTGAGATTGCAGGTTTAAATTCACTTTTTGACTATAATGACAGCGGTATAGAGCATATTCGCTTTACTGATTCAAAAACCGGTGACAAATACATCTTCGGAATTGAAGGTGGCAATATGTATTACGAGGAGGTTTAACCAATGAAAACATTCATAGCAGACAAAGAAACCCTGGATAAGTGTTATGCCATCTTATCAGAACAGGGTGAATACGGCTTCATAGAGCATTACTCAACCTTATCCCCATCGGCAAGGATTGAGTACATCGGTATAAACAAGAATTACACACCATTAACCATAAATAAGACAACAGGTGAGGCAGATTACGGTTCCTGGGGTGATTTCCAGTGGCTGACGGCGAACAAGCCATATATGGTCAAATCAGACGGTACCCCTGACTATATGCTTGATGAAAACGATTACACCAAGCGTGAGGATGGAACAGATTCAGATGTGGCCAACACTGACTACGACGGCGGAGCTTTCGCCTGGGCACAGAAGATTTACAAGTACGAGCAGTCAATCGGAGATGGCAGAATCGTCAAATTCTCATTCGAGAAGAAAGATGGCTTTGAACCTGTCGGATTTGTTGACCCGGACGGAAACGAGCTTGAAGGCGTATGGCTGCCAATGTTCTACGGTTCGATAGTCGACAGCAAGATGCGCAGCTTATCCGGATTGCAGCCGTGCTATAACAACACAACAGATGCGGAACACACAGCGATTCAGACGTTCGGCACCAGAGCGCACCACTTTGGTGGCGGCATAATGAACACCCTGATTGACCTGATGATTATGTTCGCAAAAACAACAAACACACAGAGCGCTTATGGTTCCGGAAATTCTTCCGGATACGATGCAAGCCTCACACCAACAATGGGAGTGAAGCAGAATGCAGTTGTTGGTGGCGGCCAGTTTTACGGAACATCAACCGGAAAGGCTTTAAATAAAATCTTTCACAGCGTTGTCCTGGGAACCTATCAGCAGTGGATGAGGGACCCGTATCTTTTATTAGTAAACGGACGTTACAAGGTAAGCAAAAACTATACTTACGACTTGACCGGAGAGACGTACATTGACACAGGCATCACACTTCCAAAAATACTAAAAGATGACGGCTCGGAAAATACAGGCGCGTTCTATCCGCACAAATACCAGGTCGTACCGGGATATGGGGCAGTGCCTGTCTATCCGTATAAGGGCAGCACATCAATGGGCGGATGCGATGCGCTTTATCAAAAAACGACAATAACGGCTGTCGCCCTTCGGTTCGGCTATTGCAACCACGGCTCGTATGCCGGCGCTCGTGCGCTCATTCTGTACAATACGGCCGGGAATGCGGGCTGGGCCTGTGGCGCCGCCGCACTTCTTTTGCCACCTGTCGGCGTAGCCGTATAGGGGGTGTGGGGGCTTTCCCCCACAATATAGGGGCTTGAATCTGCGCCACCTTCGGGCTGTCGCCCTTCGGTTCGGCAATTGCAACAACGGCTCGAATGCCGGCGCTCGTGCGCTCAATCTGAACAATACGGCCGGGAATGCGAACTGGAACTATGGCGCCGCCTAATTCTATTCAAAATGGAATATTAACCCAAAGCAGATTCTTGTCCTACACCACTGGACGTTGAAATACGTCTTAACCGCCATCATTGGTAGATGAGTGGAAATTATTCCGAAACGGGAAGCGCGGTAAAGCGGTCGCACCTGCCGTGCTTAGGAGATAGAAGTAACGAGGTAAATAATGCATACTTACGGACATAAAGAATATAAATACCTGTATACTAAAATGCTTGACCGGGATGTAATCCTGGAAGCGTACAAGAGGTTAAGAAAAGGTAAGACGAAAAGAAAAGATATAATCAATATCGACATAAATCTGGATAAGGAAGTAGACGGGATGTATCAGATGATATTAAATACAAAGCCAATTGAAGTTGAGCATCCTGAATTAGCATATCACTCAAGAGGGCATACACCTAAGATAATCCACGAACATGGAAAAGAACGTGAAATCTATATGCCGGACATTCATGAACAGTGGCTGCATCACATTATTATGATTGTTCTGGAACCTATAGTTATATCCACGTCATATAAATATTCATGTGGCAGCTTTCCTGGACGCGGTGCGCACTACGGAAAGAAACAGATAGAAAAGTGGATTAAATCCGGAAAGGTAAGATATTACTTAAAAGCCGATATAAGGCACTTTTACAAAAATATCCGGATGGATATATTGATGCGCGAGTTGGCCATAAGAATCAAAGATGACTGGTTCTTATACATTATAGAAATGTGTCTCAAAGATTTTAGAGGTCTGCCGCTTGGTTTTTACATATCCCAGTGGTTTGCGAATTATCTTCTGGAGCCTTTGGACAAGATGATTTCGAGAGAATTCCCATACTACGTCAGATTTGTGGACGATATTGTTATATTCGGAACCAATAAAAGAAAGCTCCGGATACTGCTTGCAAAAATCCGGCAGATGCTTGGGCAACGCTTCAGACTCAAGTTAAAAAGCAACTACCAGATATGTAAATTCGACTACACAACGAAGGACGGCAGGCGAATAGGCAGATGTCTGGACTTTATGGGATTTGAATTTTACAGAGACAAGACCATATTGAGAGAGTCGATAGCACTCGCCATATCCCGTATGGCGGGACGAATTAGAAAAGCAAAAGAAAGCGGACGGCTGCTTTATTTAAAACATATCAGGGCTATGCTGAGCTACAAGGGTTATATATCCTGCACAGACACATACGACTGGTATTTATCCAGGATAAAACCGTACGTCGATTTCAAGAAGTTAAGAAAAATCATATCAAAAACAGACAGGAGGTCACACGATGAAACAGTGGAAAGAAGAAAGATGTTCAGTCCGGCCGGAAGCGCTGCAGCTTATTGCTGATGACATATATATTCAGCGTCGGAACATCGAGGAGATGAATCACGAAGCAACAGACGAACAGGAAGCGTACACGGAGTATGTCTGTGAAAGCAGGGAGATAACAGTGTCAGAATATCAGATGCTGCAGTCGATTGAGGAAATTGATACGCAGAAAGCGGTTGATGACTATACTATGCAGTTGATGGAAGAGGGGGTGCTGTAAATGTCAGTATTTGTTCAGAGCCTAAAAAGGCTTTATTTATCCGGCAGAGTGACGATCGAACAGGTTGCGGAAAGAGTAGAATCTGGCAAAATCACAGCCGAAGACTATACCTACATAACGGGCGAAGCTTATGAGTAATCTTGAAGCTCTGGAAATCCAGAACGTAATTATTAAAATGCAGTCCGACATCATTTACGAGCTCATCACCCTACTTGCACAGCATACCGAGGTGGATGAGCTGGACTGCATAGCCAAGATAAACGAGGCGACAAGATTGCGGAGCATGATTGAACCCTGAAAGGAGCGGGAAATGACAGAGGCAGTAATAGGTCTTGTTTCTGCTGTGGGAGTTGTGGTGGTTGAAAAGGTGGCGGAGTTCGGTGCCGCCAGGGTATCACACAGGGAACAGCGGCAGGACAAGAAGGAAGACAGACACGATGAAACGCTTGAAGAGATTAAAGAAATCAAATCAGAGATAAAAAAGCTCAATAAGAAAATTGATGATAACAAAGCTGAGGAAAGCCGCATAAGAATCCTACGATTCTATGATGAGATGACTCAGGATGTGCATCACTCCAGAGACCATTTTGAGCAGATAATAAGGGACATTGATGTATATAAGGCTTACTGTGATTCCCATGCGGATTTCAAAAATGGTATCGGTGAGCACGCAATGAACAACATAAGAAAAGTATATGATGAAAAAATGTGAGGTGATTCATATGGATTTATCGAATTATGCAACGGTCCTTCCTATCGTGATTATATGCTACCTGCTTGGAGTGCTCTGCAAAGCGATTGACAAGCTGCCAAACAAGTACATTCCGGTTATTCTGGGAGTCGCAGGCGGCGTTATAGCAATCCCGGCAATGTATATAATCCCGGATTTTCCAGCAAGCGACATAATCACAGCTATAGCGGTTGGTATAATGTCCGGGCTTACCTCGACAGGCGTTAACCAGGTATATAAGCAGATTAGCAAGTAACAAAAGACTTATATCCTGCATAGTTATACAAGTGAAATATTAGAAAGGGTGACAGAAATGAAGATTAAGGCAATTGACGTATCAAAACACCAGGGAACAATCGACTGGAGCAAGGTAAAGAACGCAGGCGTGGAACTTGCAATCTTAAGATGCGGCTATGGCAGCGACATCACATCCCAGGATGACCAGATGTTCGAGACAAATTACAGCGGAGCAAAGAAAGCAGGTATAAAGGTAGGTGTATATCTTTACAGCTACGCAAAGAGTGTGACTGATGCAAAATCAGAAGCAGAGCACGTTGTCAGACTGCTAAAGGGCAAAACACTTGACTATCCGGTGTATTACGATTTAGAAGACTCAAATACAACAGGCAAGTGCAGTGCTCTTGTTATCGGAGACATGGCAACAGTATTCTGTGATGCAGTAAAGGCGGCAGGTTACAAGGTAGGCATCTATGCAAACAAGTACTGGTTTACAAGTATCCTTACCGACTCACGTTTTAACGGCTGGGATAAATGGGTTGCCCAGTACTACAGCGAGTGTACCTATCAGGGCAAGTACACCGCCTGGCAGTACACCTCAACCGGAAAGGTGGATGGTATATCGGGAAACGTGGATATGTCAGAGTTCTATGTTGATTACACGGCATCAGCCACAACAACGCAGACGGTTGCTGCACAGACAATCTCAACAGTATCCGCCAGCACACTTCCGGACCTTACTGGCTACACCGGCACCTCCATAGCCGGAGCGTTAAACAGCAAGGGCTACGACAGCTCATTTGCATACAGAAAGACGCTTGCGGAAAAGCTTGGCATATCAAATTACACCGGAACAGCAGCTCAGAACCTTGAGATGATTGTAAAACTTGGTGGAAAGGTCACAGCGGAAAAAGAGAAAGAAACAGTAGTGTCCTATACCATAAGAAAGGGCGACACATTAAGCTCTATAGCGAAGCAGTTTAAAACCACAGTGAATGCTTTAGCTCAATACAATCGTATAGCTGACGTTAACAAAATCTATGTCGGCCAGACAATTAAAATACCAGGATAAAACAAACGGGAGCGCCAGTCGGTGCTCCCTAATTTTTTATTGCATTTCGGTATATGTTGGGTGTATTATACATCAAAGAAACCAACCTCGAAATCGAGTTCCTTCCTAATTAAGTATCAAAATGCCTAGCACCTATCGTCTAAAGACCACCTTAGACGATAGTACTAGGCAATTTTTTTGATGAAAATTGTACCGGTGCAAGCCCTAAGCCTTAAAGAAAAACTCCATACTGTCCGTTTCCTTGTCGTACACGATATGGTCAATTATACCGTGTATTGCTTCAGACTTGAGCAGATTGTCATCACTGGTC